CAAACCGAGTTAGACAATTGGAATGCCGAATGTTCGAAACGAAATGAATGGTAATTCACCTACGCAAGTCGTTCCTCCTTGCTTCGAGAATAGCACGAACACCTACGAAACTCCTTCGTCGTTTCTCCGGCGTTCTCACAATACTATTATCCTTCGAAGGTTATCAAAATAGAAAACTACCCTTTGATTCTTTATCGTTTAGACGTGACATCCACGAAGACGATTTATTTCGTTCAATAACCTTCGAGGATAAATCCTCTTCGGTTTCAACATATTGTTCCGGTTCGTTTATTTTGGGTTTCATGTTTAGAAATGCCGGACGTTGTTCCGTGATGGTTTTGGTTTTATATGACAGGGGTTTCCGGTATGATTTATAACGAATCTTACGGGGAGATGTTTTAGAATTTCGATATTTGCGGGTTTGTTCGGTGATTTCGTCATTATTATTGGGCGACGGTTTTTTCATTTTTATGGTTGATGATAAATACGTCGAACGTTTATCTTTGGGTTTGTTTATAACATCCTCATCATCCTCCTCAATGACATGCGTTTTTTCGACTTTTGCAGTATCCAAATGATCGGTTGGTTTGTCTCGTTTTAAACTCGTATTCGTTTTCGGTTCATATTTTAAAAATGCATTTTCGTATTCGGGCGATTTGCGTTTTTTCGAGAGTTCTTTAAACAACTGATTCTTTTTCGAACGTATATCTTCCAACGTTTCTTGTTTGCCATAACATTTTGTCGAAAACCGTTTTAATACACCTTTTTGCGCAAGTCGGTTATGTTCTTCCACCTGAAACAAATAGGCCGACATACACAGAATACGATGTTTATCGTAATACTTTTTATCGGCATACAAAAACGCTAAATAAAAACTCAACATAGTATCAATGGTGGCAATATTGACTTCTTTTTTATCCACCGTAATAGTGTTATAACTATGACACGAAATCGGTTTATAAATATACGCAACCGTATCGCTACCGGCAACGACTTCGATATGTTCGGGCACAACTTCGCCGATCGATGTATGTTGAATGAGTTTCACATGACGAATGCGGTTTTCTTGCAGTGCATCTTTTAAAATGGTGGCACATCGTTCGGGTTGTTCGGCTAATACATCAAACACAGGAACACCTCTCGTTGAACTTCCAGAAGGTTCCGGCATATATCGAGAATACATGGACGCGGCATATCCCCCGAAAAAGACAACGCCTTGGTCAATGAGCGAATTGCGTGCTACTAAAAACGTTTTTCCGGGAAGGGGTTTATTATGTCCCGATTTTCGATGAAACACATCATTCGAACATTTGTGTTTTTCGGTTGTGTGTAATGGATGATATTTATTCAATAAATTCAACCGTTTCAGCACTTTTTCCCATCGAGAAACATCGCCTTCGGGTCTCGACAATTCCAAAAACATACCCATACGTAGATAATTTGCAGGGGCATATCGTATTCCGCCAATATTAATAGACTCTCGTTTTAGCGCAGTATAGAGAATCGGGTGTAGAAACGTAATATCGGCAACCGGAATGAAATTGACAAATACTTTATAGGTGCCTTGATGGACACCGGTTTTGGCTTCGACTTCGTCGTATCCTCGTTTGTAAAAAATATCGGCAAGTTCTTTGGCGTGTTCTAATGCCGTAGGCGAGAAAAAATCGTAGTCGGGTATTTCCACATTTTTATTATAGAATTGTGCTTCTTTTGGTAAAATATTGTTGATTGCCGTTCCGCCATAACAAACCAGCTTCTTGCTCATTAAAAAGTCTTCGACAATACGTATCATTTTCACTACATCGGGACTATTTGCCGCTTTTTCACCTCGTTTTGTGTCCATTTCATCGACGGCATGACGCAATATGGCAACTTCGCACTCTTGAAATGTCATTTTATTATCACATATTTCCGTATCGAATTTGTTTTTACGAGACGTTTTTTGCGGTATATATTCACGGCGTTTGCGAGTATTCGAATGCAACTGCATTTTTTTCGTTATGTATGGAGTATCTATATATACACTATTGATATACTATATTCTCCTTCGATAGTATTCTCCTTCGATGGTATTCTCCTTCGATAGTATTCTCCTTCGATGGTATTCTCCTTCGATGGTATTCTCCTCGAAGGTTATTGTTTGGTTATATACGTAAGGGCATTATATAATGGCACAAACGGGGTTTTTTGTTCATAAAATAGTTTATTATATTTCGTTAAATTGTCGTCGTCAATATAAAACCGATTCGGCACAGTCTGTATTTTGTATTTTGTTATATATGCATATGAATCGGGATTACCGGTTTCATCAAAATACGGATATACCAATTTCATGACTCTCGTATTGGTTTCATACGAATGGGTTAGGTCGAGATTTGTGTCTTTGTGCACTAACATATCCACACAGTTTTGATTTGCATCGGCATATTTATAAAATGCCTGCCAATTATCACTTCCAATTTGAATATTGACGGATTGATTTATTTGTTTCAGGGTTTCTACCGGTATATTCTTGGCATCGTATATGTTGTTTCCAACCGAAGCATATATCTGGAGTATGTTTTGGTAATCCATCGAGAGTATTACTTTTTTGGAAAGATCTTTTAATGGCGTGAATTGATTGACCGGTTTCGCTTTCGCGTCGGTTCCTTCGCCATCCACATATAAATTACGCAGTCCGGTTTTACCGGTTAGCATTTTTAATACGCCGGTGGATATGTCGGTTTTCGAATTCGGTGGACGATATACACGTATATTGACAAACAAGGGGTAATTTATGTAGTTCTTTTGGATGGTTGCTTTATCTGCTGCATTGGTTTGGATACTATTCGCAATCATTGTATTATAAGACGCTTTTACTTTATTCGCGATTTTCGAATCCAACGAAAATGCATACGTATTAATATATTCAATGACCTTGCTTAATGTAAGAGACGTTTCGATCAAAGTCGGCGCGTTGTCTTTTGCAAACCCAATGTAATATTCGTCATTCACTTGAAACACATTCAAATCAATAAATCGACATCCTTCATACATAACCGTTCCCAATTGTTCGAGAGTATTGGTAGTCCCATCATACGCCGAATTGAACGAGGCGTAAATGGCGTATTCTTTTAATGGTAAATTTGCAGAATCGTTAAATGCAGTTGGAGGTGGATATTCGATTTTATCGGCAATGGGTTTATCTTTTCCATTTTTTTTGTCGGCATCTGCATCGGTTTTATCTGTAGCACCTTCACGATACAATAATCCGTGGCGTTTTTTATAGATGAACCGATAGACGATATATACCAACAAACCCAGAATACATATGAATAACACCATTTCGAGTTGATTCATCTTATACATACTAATTTTAGTGTAACGAATTATATATTGTATCAGCAAATAAAATAAACATAAATTTCAAATAGAATAATACATATATAAAAATGGCGGGCGGATTATTAAATATACAAGCAGTAGGAAACGCCAATGTTATATTAACGGGAAACCCTACCAAGACATTTTTCAAAGTGGTTTACTCTAAATATACGAATTTCGGTATGCAAAAGTTTCGTATTGATTACGACGGATTACGAGAGTTTCGTCCATCCGAACCCTCCACCTTTTCTTTTAAAATTCCCCGATATGCCGATTTATTGATGGATACTTATTTATGTGTTACATTACCTGATATATGGAGTCCCATTTATCATCCGTGTTCGCCACCCGTCGGCACGAACCCAAATGCAAATTTTGACGGGTTATCGACGGATGGGTTATGGTCGCCATATGAATTTAAATGGATACGCAATTTAGGAACAACTATGATTCGAGAGGTGACAATTACGTGCGGTGCATTAACAATACAACGATATTCAGGGGAATATTTAGCCGCAATGGTAGAACGGGATTTTACCGAAGAAAAGAAGAATTTGTTTAACGAAATGACCGGAAATACTCCCGAATATTACGATATAGCAAACTCGAATCGACGCATAAACACCTACCCATCGGCATTTTATAATAGTGTTACTATACCTGCCGAACCCTCTTTTCGTAGTCGTACATTGTATATTCCATTAAATACTTGGTTTGGGATGGATAGTCGGTGCGCTTTTCCGCTCATTGCACTTCAATATAACGAACTCACTATAACGGTCACACTACGACCGACACAAGAGTTGTTTCAGGTGAGGGATGTATTTGATGTGACAAACAATTTCCCGTATATTCAACCGGATTTCAACAAAGACCGTTTCCAAATGTATCGATTTTTACAAGCACCACCGGCAGTAGATATCAGCAAAGAGAATTATACGAATTTTACCAATAATTGGAATGCCGATATACATTTGCTTTCCACCTATTGTTTTTTGTCGGAAGAAGAGCGAATGCAGTTTGCAATGGAAGACCAGTTGTATTTAGTAAAAGATATATTCGAGTATAAATTTGACAATATGGTTGGCACAAATAAAGTGAAGTTGACTTCTACCGGAATGGTCTCGAATTGGATGTGGTTTTTCCGGCGTAACGATGTAAATATGCGAAACGAATGGAGCAATTATACGAATTGGTTATATAGCACCTTTGTTCCGTCAGATGTGATACCTGCCCCCGAAACCCGACTGGATACAACTGGATTGGAAGGACCGGCATATCAATATGGTAATCCGGAAAATGGTATAAATAGTGGTATTTATATTACCGGCGAATTCAATGCAGATAATATACGAGACATTATGGTGAGTATGGGTATTGTGTTAAACGGCGATTATCGAGAGAATATATTGCCGGAAGGTGTATTTAATTATATTGAAAAATATGTGCGGACACAGGGTTATGCTAAGAACGGGTTGTATTGTTATAATTTCTGTTTGAACACGAGTCCGTTCGAATATCAACCATCGGGTGCAATCAATATGAGTAAATTTAAAACAATCGAATTGGAAATATCCACAATTGTTCCTGCAATCAATCCCCAAACATCTGCCGTCAATATTATTTGTGATAATAATAATAACCCCATCGGTATTCGAAAACAAACGTGGCGTTTATATGATTATACTTATAACATGACACTGTTTGAAGAGCGGTATAACATTTTATCTTTTATTGGTGGAAACTGTGGCATGTTGTATGCCAGATAGGGTGGGGGGAACGTAGTTCCCTCCTAATGGGGGGAACGTAGTTCCCCCCTAACCCC